ACGCACTGAATTCATAGACTGGTGGGTTATGTGGGCCTGGAAGAATGGCATGTTACAACAGATGGGTTACCAAACCTTACACCAACGAATAGCCGTACTAAGGAGTATGAGATGACAATAAATTTTGAACGACTAAGACTACAGATGCACCTGCGGAAGTTATATGCGGATCTGGGTGCTATGGATGCAGAACTCTTGATTGTGGATGCTTTCGTGCGTGAGCAGGCCAGGCATGAAGCCATGCCACAGCCTCGGGCGGCAGGTCATACGCTTGGTTGCGCTTGTGGCACTCCCAACGGCGAAACACACGATTCCATTTCCAAATGCTAACTGATACTGTCATAATGACCCATATTTAACTGGGCATATAAATACAGTTATGAATACCAACACCATGGGTGCAGGGCCCGTACGCCTGCCAGGTCGCAAGACCTTTCCAAATCCCAATCCAATTCCAATCCCCAACGGCAACTGATTTGTTCAAAAGGCATTGACCGGCATGTTGTAATTGTGTACACTGTACACAGTTGATCCTGAGTGTGTGATTGCAGAGTCTGACGGGATCAACTGCTCGTAGCAGTACCCAAAGCCCACCTAAGCCGTGGGCTTTGTCTTGAGTCCGCTCACCGCCAAAACATGAATAAAGATCAAGTTTTCAGACCCAGGCCGCTAAATACTGGCATGAAATCATCACACGGTGGAGCAAGGCCAGGCGCAGGTCGTCCCAAAGGTTCAGGCAACAAGGTCAGACTGGAAGACCTTATGCTGGATGTTGAACTGGCAGCCAACATGCCCTACACCCGGCGTGTGGCCATCAACTATGTGCAGGCCATCAATCGTGAAGACTGGGCCCGGGTAGAGAACTATGACCGTGCGTTTCTCAACAAGCTGGTGGCAGACAAGAGCGAAGTTGAAGTCAATGATTCAGCGGATGGTGTAGCAGCCAAGGCCCAGGCCTTCCAAGATGCCCTGGCTAAACTGGTCAGTTCCAATCAATCAACTAAATAATCATATGCCACTCGTGAAATCAAGTTCAAAAAAAGCCCTGGGCAAGAACATTGCCACAGAAATCCGTGCTGGCCGAGATCCCAAACAGGCAGCGGCCATTGCCTACAGTGTACAGCGTAAGGCCAAATCAACTGCCGCCAAGGCAAAAGGAAAGAAGAAATGAAATCAACCCAATCAGATCACAACATGAACTTTGACGGCATGGAGTCCATGGCTCCCAGCCGTAGCACCAAGTTCTCAGGCAACATGTACAGTGGCAAGCAGGACCCAAATAAAACAATCAACAAGGGTCGTGGTCCTACCCGGGGCAATGATGGCTCCTGTCACCATGCCGGCTTTGCTGCCAGCTCATGTGGTCCTATCACAGCGGCCCTGCCCAGCTTGCCAGCACAAGGTAGCACACGCGATAGTATCAATCGTGGCAGCCAAGTGCGCACACCAGGTGGCACAAAGGAAATGCCCAAGCGCGGTCGTGAGTCATTTGACTTTGGTCGCGGTCCAACCAAGGGGAATCAGTGCTAATGACAACCACATCTTTCACACCTTCAGGTCCCAGTTTCAGGATCGCCTACGCAGATGACTCAACAGATGTGCGCCAGCTGGAAGGCGGCGCTGTCAACTGGTTGGTGTTCAATCCAGACAACACACACGCAGTGTGCGTGGACATTGGCTTTACTGAATATGGCACAGATGCCATCATGCCACAAAATGGTGTACCAGGTCGTGGCACCGTGATTGGTCAGCGTCAAGCAGTCATCTTGCACATTCCACAGTGTGCCTATGCACAACAGGTCTGGGTCAGCGTGGCCGGCGACGGTGGCAGTGGCAATGTATTTTTAACCGCAGGAGCCTAACATGGCACAACAACGAGGTCAAGTTTTAATTGAGAAAAACAAAGATGGTTCAGGCCGGGTCAATGTGAAGAACATGCAGGCCAAACCCATCAACCAAGCACAAGGTCCAAAGATGGGCAATGCAGGTACACCCAGCAAGCGTGACACTTTCCAAAAAGAAAAAGCGTCAACTGGCACGGAGAAAAGTGCCTTGGCCAACATGATCACTGACGCACTCACCGGTCGCGGTGCGGGCATGAAGGGCAAGATTGATCCCACAGTGGAAGGCCTGCATGCGGACACTGGTCCCAAACACAATCCCACAGCTGGTGGCACACAGTACCGGACAGCTGGTCGCAAGAGATAGAATCAACCACACAGGCCGTCAGGGGATGGTCTGTGTTTGTAGCAAAGCATAGAACTAGAAAGGTAATGCAATGAAAAAGAACACCAGCCCCACCACCGCCAGTCCATGGGATGATGCGCCAGTAGAGCCCACACAGCCAGCCGCACCAAAGAGCCAAACCAAGCAGGAAATCATAGCCAAAAACGCAGCGCCACAGACTGCAGAGTTTGACATGGAAGGCCTCATGACAGACTTTCCCACTGCCAAGGAACTAGAGCGTTTTGTGTACGACCAAACAGGCCGTGTGCTGAATCTCAAAGGCCGTGCCAATAAACTAAAGTATCAAGTGGCCATGGATGTGCTGAATGGCCGTGAAGTGGATTCTACCTTTGTGGGCGGTGACAATCCCTACATTGAGCGTGCAGACATGGTGCCAGTAGAAGACATCAAGCCCTTGCCGCCGCGTGATACCACCTTACCAGATCACTCACATATCCAGAATCAGTTTGTGAGCCGTTTGGTTCCGCATCCCGACGAAGAGTTCCGTGCCAACATGCGGCGTGTGGACTGTGTGTTCCGCAAGTACAAGAACGGCATGATCAGCTATGAAGTCTTGGGACCCATTGACCAGCGTGCAGAAGGTGAGAAGATGGACAAGTTTGGTAGGATGCGCCCAGAAATCATCCGCTGGGTAGACCCAAGAACAGGCGAGCAGGTAATGGTGCGTGAAGACGGCACACTAAGTCCAATGGGCCGCAACCTAAGAGCCATGATGCAACGCCAGAAGTTCAATGATTCAAACATGTGGGTTGTGTTTGTGGACCGTGAGTTTGCAGACATGGTCGGCGGTGAACTCAGCAACCCATGGGATATCAAAGAATGAATCCCATGGACAACAGACCTGTAGACTGGAGAGACCAAGTCATTGCCACGGCCCGTGAACAAGCAGACGAACGCCGTGTGCAAGAAACCTTGATCGCCCAAAAGCTAGGTGCCACACACCGTGCGGCCTTCAGAGAAAAGTTTCCAGGACAGATTGAACACTGTATGCGGCTCATAGCAGAACGCTTGCAAAAGGGCCTGGCCAAGGATGCCGAAGTTGGACTCAGTGATTGCAGTGCCAAAGACCTATCATGGGCCCTGCGTAACCTTTACCTGATCCAACAAGACCTCACCAGGGAGTAGCCCATGAGTCACATTGTGGCCAATCTGCCTGCAGTAAAATGTTTTGTGCGGCGTGAGTTCCTGTACGACCATCATAGCGGACACGGTGAACTGGAGCCCTGTTGGTGGATTTCAATCAAGAGCCTGCGTGGACAGGCCTTCCGTATAGAAAGCTATCTCAATCACTACGGCGCCCTGTACGACAAACTGCCCTTGCATGCCTATTGTTGGAAGCCCATAGAAGGTGAACCACTACCCTTGGATTACCTGCAGTTGTGGGACTGTCTCAGCTACGACATCACAGTGATCAAAAAGGCACAACTACAAAGCATGCGGTGCAGATTCAAACTCAAAGACGGCGGCTGGATGACAGGTGAATACATGTTCACAGTGGATTCAGCCCACCCAGACTTCAATGTGTTGGACACAGGTTTTAGTGAAGATGTGGAAGATCACAAAAGCTACAATTTTATTAAATGTGACAATGGACAGTTTGCCGCACAGCCCAACAACAGGCTGTTGATCCTGGAGCCAAGTAGCAATCCACCTGAACTCAAACGGCCAGACTTTAGAGTCAGCACTCGCAGATGGTCAGTGGAGACAGATGCCAAATGGGCAGTAGGTGCTACCAACACTGTGATGTATGAACAGGCACCCCCATGATAGACCACAGTGTGCTGATGCGGCGTGCCCTGCGCTGGGCCTGTGAAACCAGTGATGTGGCCATAGACAACATCCGTCAGTTGCCACACGAAGCTCTGCAAAAATTGCAGGAACTTACTGAAGCTGTGGCCACAGACATGCGCTACAACGCACTCAAATACTTCCGTCCATTTGATCACCAACGGCGGTTTTTTGAAACAGGCGCCAGTGACCGTAGAGGCATCTTGGCCGCCAACCGTATTGGTAAAACAGTCAGTACCTGTTATGAAACAGCCATGCACCTGACAGGCATCTATCCTGACTGGTGGACCGGGCATAGGTTTGACTCAGCCATCACTGCCATGGTAGCAGGCGAAGGTTGGAGCCAGGTCGCAATGGTTCTGCAAAATGAACTCCTGGGCACACAGGATGTAAAGATGGTAGACAATCTGGGCACAGGTGCCATACCCAGATCATGCCTGGTCTTGGAAACCATGCGCGGCGATGGCGCCAACTGCATGGGCATTGAAGTGCTACATGCGAGCGGTGGCCGGAGCTACCTGGTGTTTGCCAACTACACACAAGAAGTGCGCCAGATGCAGGGTTTCAAACTGAACCTGGCTGTGTTTGATGAGCAACCACCAGATGACTTCTTTAGTGAGATCGTTACTCGTACAGCTACCACACAAGGAAAGATCCTATGTTCGTTTACACCACTCAAAGGTCTCAACGGTTTAGTCTCCAAATTTTGGAACAAAGAAGCCGGTTACGATTTCATTAGAGTCGCTTGGGACGATGTTCCAGAATACGACCCATGGGGCGAAGCATTCCTGCTGCGATCAACCAGAGAACAATTAGAGCGCGATTACTTGCCGCACGAAAGAGAGGCCCGCATCGCTGGCAAGCCTGTAATGGGTCAAGGTGCTGTATTCCAAATCCGTACATGGCCCACCTATGC